CGGCTGTGACCTGTTCGACCTGGAGCAGCTGCGCACGCGCTACAGCCCCGAGGACTACCAGAACCTGCTGATGTGCGTGTTTATGGATGACCTCGCCTCGGTGTTCCAGCTTGCCATGCTGCAGAAATGCATGGTGGACAGCTGGGAAGTGTGGGACGACTTCGAAGCGCTGGCGCTGCGACCGTTCGGCTGGAAAGAAGTCTGGATCGGTTACGACCCGGCGAAAGGTACGCAGAACGGCGACAGCGCGGGCTGCGTGGTCATTGCCCCGCCAGCCGTGCCGGGCGGTAAATTCCGCATCCTTGAGCGTCATCAGTGGCGCGGGATGGATTTCCGCGCGCAGGCCGACGCCATCAAAACCCTTACGCAGCAGTACAACGTGACCTATATCGGCATCGACTCGACCGGCGTCGGCCTCGGCGTGTACGAGAACGTGAAAGCCTTTTTCCCGCAGGTGAAAGAGTTTGTTTACAACCCGACGGTAAAAAATGCTCTGGTACTTAAAGCCTACGACACCATCAGCAGCGGGCGAATGGAGTTTGACGCCAGCCACCTCGATATCGCGCAGTCTTTTATGTCTATCCGTAAGGCCACCACGGCCAGCGGCAATCGTCCGACCTATGAAACCAGCCGCAGCGAGGAAGTCAGCCACGGCGATTTAGCCTGGGCAACCATGCACGCGCTTGCAAATGAGCCGCTGCAGGGACAGGCGGCACACACGCAAAACATTGTGGAGATATATTAATGAGCAGACGCAGGAACCGCACGCGCACGCAGCCCGTGCAACAGCCGGAACAGATGACCAGCACAGCCGCCTCAGAGGCGTTTACCTTTGGCGACCCGATCCCGGTACTCGACCGGCGCGAACTGCTGGACTACGTGGAATGCGTCATCAATGACCGCTGGTATGAGCCACCCGTAAGCGTTGACGGGCTGGCGCGCACGTTCCGCGCCGCCGTGCATCACAGCTCACCCATCAGTGTTAAGTGCAACATTCTGGCGAGTACCTTTATCCCGCACCCGCTTTTGAGCCAGCAGGCTTTTACCCGCTTCGCAATGGATTACCTGGTCTTTGCAAACGCGTACCTGGAGAAGCGAACCAGCCGCCTCGGCACCACGCTGAAACTGGAGCCTTCGCTTGCCAAATACACGCGGCGCGGGCTTGACCTCGACACTTACTGGTATGCGCATTACGGCCTCAACACGGAGCCGTATGAATTTACAAAGGGCAGCGTGTTTCACCTGATGGAACCGGACATCAATCAGGAAATTTACGGCGTACCGGGCTACCTGTCGGCCATCCCGTCCGCGCTGCTGAATGAATCGGCCACGCTGTTCCGCCGCAAGTATTACATTAACGGCAGCCATGCGGGCTTTATCATGTACATGACCGACCCGGCGCAGAGCCAGCAGGACGTTGACAACATCCGCAGCGCCATGAAAAGCGCAAAGGGCCCTGGTAACTTCCGCAACCTGTTTATGTACAGCCCGAACGGGAAGAAAGACGGGATTCAGATCATCCCGCTGTCAGAGGTGGCGGCCAAAGATGAATTTCTGAATATCAAAAACGTGTCACGGGATGACATGCTGGCCGTACATCGCGTGCCGCCGCAGCTGATGGGGATAATCCCCAATAATACCGGCGGATTCGGGGATATTGAAAAAGCCAGTACTGTTTTTGTACGTAACGAACTAATACCATTACAAGAAAGATTTAAAGAATTAAATAACTGGATCGATGACGAGGTAATAAAATTCAACAAATATGAATTATGAATAAAAAAGACGCCGAACGGCGTCTTTAATTTAAATCCCAAACTTGCGCAACCTCAATTTATTTAATTCACTTTCAGATGCAATTTTTCTCAGTGCACCTTCCACACTATTTATAATTTTACTTTCGTTTTCAGATGAAATGTTTGCGTTTCTAAACTTCAAGCATGTAGATACAACCTGGGTAAAATCATCACTACTAACACTTTTGAAAAAATTATAATAATCAATCTCAGAAGCATTTGACAAAATTAGTTCATCTCTTTTACTCCATGAATTTCTTTCAATAATTTTATAAATAACATCACAGACATTTTCATTAGGCAAAACCGTACTAAAAGCCTCATCAAACTTGGCCTTTATTTCTTCATGCAGATCTGAATGAGAGCTGATGAAGTAATCGGCATCATAAAGCTCGACATCCTTAAGCCTGACTTCAACGTATTTATCAATCAAAGGAATTCGCCTGTCATCATTAAGATTCCTGAATACAGTTACGATGCTATTCAAATCATGGGGGGTCATGAAATTAATAGCACTTAAAAAAGAGTTATTTAAGTTATTCATTATTTCATCACTACTGAGAGAAAAATTATTGTGAAAGTCATTCCATGCATTCCGGTGCGCTATAACCTTTTTATTGTTAACTTCCATTTCATTACTACTTTTAATAATACCTTCAAAAACCTCTCTATCAAAATACCCCTTTCGCACCAACAAAGAAATTTGAAAATCTAATTTATCAAAATCAACAAACCCATAACTAAGTAAAGTATTTTGCCAGTTCTTCTGCTGGTGTGATAATTTCCCTGACCCCATATAACTATAGTTAACTGTTTTTTCGATGAAATCCATTTTCGGAATATCTTCATCGTAATTAGAACAATAATGTGACCAACTAAATAAAACAGTAGACATTAGTAATTGGCTTTTTATTTTACTTTCAACCTTTTCGAAAAATTGATATACCATACCAACATAATTCTTTATTTTGAAAAGAACCCGTATATTTCTAATCCCCAATGATATGGTGTATTTTTTTAATTCTTCATGGTAGGATTTAGTTCCATCGAAAGCAATCGCAGCGCTTTCTTCAGGGGTAGGGGAAAATTCCAACTCCATATCAATCACTTTTTCTTTATAAGTTTCATATTCAGTTATTGTATCAGCCCCGTCATTAAGTAAAAGCAAAACCTTACATTTCTTTTTTTCTTTCAAAAGAGAAACAAGGCCCAAAACATCCTTTAACTCCAATCCCTTTCCCCTTCTTTCAAGATCATCTATGCAAACAAGAGTGTTATTTATAGACATAAAAGAAAAGGCTTCTACAGCTGGTGAGGCAGATTTTATATATGGCATATCCTTAAATTTACTTAAAGAACTTCTGCCTAACCTTTCAAGCACGCCCACTGCATTAGTTCTGAATGACTCTAAACTAGGCTCAGATCCGATTGACTCATGGTTTATCGAATTTTCAAAAATAGAATATTTGAGACTTTCCATTGTAGATATACCAAACAATGAAACATACGAGTACCTTTTACAAGCTATCATGTCTTGTTCTTTAGCTTCATAAAGGTATTTTTCCCAAGCATATGTTTTACCTACCCCCCAGTCCCCTTTAACAGCCACAACCGAGGGAACAGAATCTGAAATAAACTTAAGCAGTTGCTCATGGATAATTTTTATAGACATTTAACTTTGAACTCCAAAGGTTTTTAAATAAGAAATAAGCTTCAATATTGCATTCATTCAGTAACCTAATCTAGCAAGGGCAATTTACAGATACTATTAAATTTTAGCCTCCAAAGCCTAAACGATCCTATTGCTGCACAGTTCTGACACGCTAAGTCACGATAGCAGGCCAGTATGTCCAGCATAACCATTACCGATGGCGCGCGCTCGTAGCCCCGCCACGCCTGCGCGCTTTATGTGGTGGTTTTCATGCACCTGCATGACATAGAAAAAAGCCCACCAGTATTGGCGGGCCAGAGGGTAAACGATCCTTTTGGGATCATGCGAATTCATGCAGCATAGACATGCACTCACGCGCGGACAGTCAGAACAGGGGAAAGGTATCACCGGATTCGATGGCTTTTGGCTTTGGCGGCGGCCTGAGTGCGTACCTGATCAGGTATTCCCAGCCATCCCAAAATTTTGTTGGGTGTGGCAGCGTAAATATAAAAACGCCGTCAAACGTCTGTCCCAGCCAGTAACCGCCACCACTTTCTTTGGCGCGCTGAAAGAAAATAAACTCACCTTCTTTGTAATGCTCCAGCACCTGGCCGTGATAGACAATTCGATAATCGCTGTCTTTTCCACCCATACCTAACTACTTTTTCCCCTAAGAGGATACTAAAAAAGCTTCTTTACCTAATTTTGATCAGTGATTTTTTCCACTTCACCCGTTTTTATATTTACGCGGGCCGTAACTGTATTTTTCACAACTGCACCGTAACCGTTCTTCCCACGAAAAGAGGTTTTAACAACAGCATGGGGATCATCATTCAGAATGAAGCTGTAAGCAGTTGAAACATGTTCATATGACGATTCATCATTCATGCTGTCCTTAATAAGCTTTTCGAGCGGCCTGTATGAAGCATCCCACGCACTTATATTTGACTGAAAGTTATCAAAATTAATTTTCTTACTTAATTCAGAGGGTGCGCGTTCAAATTCTTTATAGCACCAGTCTAAAACGGTTCCGAGCGACAAATCACCTGATTTAGTCATGCTGTATTCGCTAAAACATGCGTACATGTTATTTAATTCATTTTTATTCATTGATTTTGAATCAATAAAGTTTGTAACAATAGCGTGTCTCTCATCCTTGTCTTTTATACGATACTCTGACAACTTCAAATCATTATATTGAAATTGACTTTTCAGCACGCCCTCTGATTTCTCAACGTTATTTCTATTATCAGGAACCGTCAGCATAGAAGCGCCAGTAATCAAAGAAACAAAACCCAATCCAAAATAAACTAATGACGCCCTTTTCCTGTCTTTCATTTTTACAACAGACGGTTTAATCAAACCAACTAAAAACAGCACAAAACAAGCAAAAGAAAAAATAATTAATACCTTATCCATAAATCCCCACAGGCATGATTAAAGAAATATTCTTGGCTATGTTAACAACACCTGCCTGATGTATGTAACTGATCATGGATTTTCTCTAACGCCTCGCACGACTCGTTGTTCAACCCCGCCAGCGCCAAAAACCAGTCTTTGACGCTGGCGCGGTTATCAGTGCTGCCAGCTGTCGTCTTCCCAGACGGCCTGTAGAATTTCCATCACACTCTTTTTATCTTCATCCAGCTTTAAGCCTGACAGCTCGACGCCGTTCGCACTGCCTTTGCGGATTCGAATAGCCATTTTTGGATACTGAGGTTGCAGATTTTTTATGATTTCTGACTCAAGCGCCTCAATAGTTTCCTGGCTGACCTTTTGTTGTTTGTCGATCATGATTTCAATGCGCATCCCCTCCCCCCTTTCTTACTCTGAAACTTCAATCGAACGGGCGTATTCGTGACTCCTGACCTTTTTCATTAGCTCGTCGGTCAGCTCAGACACCCACTGGATCGCCAAACTCTTTTCATCTTCACTGCAACCACTCGATGCAACCAATTTAAGAAACAAATCAATACGTTGCAATTTCAAAGATTCAAAAAAATAATCCTGCATAACTTTTACTCCCTTCAAACAACTGTACATAAACACAGTATATTAGGGAAATCCGAAAGTGAAATGTTTTTTTACTTTCTGCCTTACTTTTTGTGCGCTTCGCTTTACTCTTTAAGCAAGTTGGCCGCCTTAGCCCTTTCAGCAAGGCTATTGAAACGTCTCAGTATTTCGTCTTTGCGTGAATTGTCATCTTTATTCCTGAATGGCCGCACTAAGTCGCCGTAGCAGGTGCTGCGGAACATTTTTCCTGCGATTTCTGTCTGCGTGCCACCTATCAGGCGCACGGCCAGACCGCGACTGATGATTTCGCCGCTTAAATCTCTGACCTGACCGATCACGTTGTCGCACGCTGTCTCGATTTTGTCTGGCCGCCTCAGCACTAAGTGTTTTTTATCTGGTTTTTCACCCCTCAGTCGGGCCAGCAGCCGTCGCCGTTCTTTACGGCTCATCCTTATAAGATCGATTTCTTCCACACTTTCCGGCGGGTTTGAATCCTCAGATCTCAAACGCCCCGTACAGTTATTGACAGAACTCCGAGAGGGCGCGGGCGCGCCCTGAAGGTCAAAACCAAAATCAACGGCACGTTTCGGAACAATCTTCCACTGTGCCAGACGGGTTAAAATCGGAGTGTCTGCGCCAACCTCAGTTGCGTAGACGCCCTTAATACGCACGGTTTCCTCA